TAACTGTATCTGGAACAGCTACAGCTGCTAATTTTGTTGGAACTAACGTAACTGTATCTGGTAATATTACAGGTTCAACTGTATTTGCAGCTAACGTAACTGCTTCTGGAAATATTACAGGTTCAACAGTATTTGCTTCTAACTTAACTGTATCTGGATCAGCTACCGCTGTAAATTTAATAGCTACAAATGCAACAGTTACAAATCTTGTAATGTCAAGCACAGCTAATATTTTATCTCAAGCTGCTATTAGATTTCAAGACACATCAGGTGGAGAATATGTAGGTTTAAGAGCTCCTGGAACAGTTCCAGCAAGCTATACTTTAAGTTTACCATCAGCGGATGGTACAAATGGACAAGCTATAATTACCAACGGTTCTGGTACTTTAAGCTTTGGTAATGCTGGAATTACAGCTGGAAAATCTATTGCATTAACTCTAGTTTTCGGATAATAATCAACAAGGAGATATAAAATATGGCTAATCCAAATATAGTATCAGTAAACTCAATTTACGGAAATTCAACTGGGTATTTACTTACTACAACTTTAACAAATGTTCTTTTAGCAAATGCTACAAGCTCAGGAAAAGTTTACAAAATTGAATCTATCTTAGTTGCTAACGTTACATCAGCAACTGTTAACACAACAATTAAATTACACACAGCAGCAAATGGAACAGCTGGAACTTCTTATTCAATGGCAAACGTGATTTCAGTTCCATCAAGCGCAACATTATCTGTGATTGATAAAACAAATACTTTTTATTTAATGGAAAACCAATCTATCATTGGTGGCGCAAGCGCTAACAGTGGTCTAGAAGTAACCATCAGTTACGAAGACATCAGTTAACCCGGAGCTCTTGCTATGGCAAAAGACAACGGTGGCATCATAGGAGTTTTAAACACACCTTCAACGACATCTGCATCAGGTGTATGGCAGTTAATGTCTGAATATCAAGCACGTTTAAGTGGAACATGGCCATCTCTTCCACCATATTCAATAAACTTTTTGGTCGTAGCTGGAGGAGGAGGTGGTGGTTCATCTGTTGGAGGCGGTGGCGGAGCAGGTGGTTTTAGAACATCAACTCAATCAGTAAGTGGTGGAACAGTAATTACAGTAACAGTTGGTGATGGAGGAGCAGGGGGCTCATCATCAAGTGGTTCAGATTCATCTATATCAGGTTCAGGATTAACTACTATTACTTCTGCAGGTGGTGGTTATGGAGCAAATTTAAATTCTGGTAATGGAGCAAATGGTGGTTCTGGTGGAGGAGGTTGTGGAACTACAGGCGGTCCAGCGGGATCAGGAGGTTCAGGTAACACACCAAGTACATCTCCTTCACAAGGAAATAATGGAGGAGCTGGAATAGCAGGAGGTTCTCCTTATCAAGCAGGAGGAGGAGGTGGAGCATCTGCAACTGGAACAAGTGCTAGTGGATCAAATCGTTCAAGTGGTGGTGCTGGAACAGCATCTTCAATAACAGGTTCTTCAGTTACATATGCAGGAGGAGGAGGTGGAGGCGCTCAAGATGAAACAAATGCTGGAAATGGTGGAGCAGGTGGAGGTGGAAAAGGAGGGTACAATACTCCTTCTGGAACTTCTGCTGTGAATGGAACAGCTAATACAGGTGGAGGTGGAGGTGGAGCTAGAGATTTTGGTACTGCTAATGGTGGAAAAGGAGTTGTTATATTAAGTATACCAACTGCAAGTTATTCTGGAGCAACTACAGGTTCTCCAACAAGTACAACATTTGGTAGTAATACGATTTTACAATTTAACGGATCAGGGAGTTACACAGCATAATGGCTAGTTTTGCAAAATTAAATTTAAATAATATAGTTGAAAGAGTTGAATCTGTTGTTAATGAAGTAATTAAAGATTTAAATGGAGTTGAACAAGAATCTATTGGAGTTCAATTTTTAAGAACATTATATAATGAACCAAATTCTAATTGGAAACAAACATCATATAATACAGTTAGAGGAATTCATAATAATGGTGGAACTCCTTTTAGAAAAAATTACGCTGGTATTGGATATACTTATGATCCACAAAGAGATGCTTTTATTCCGCCTAAACCTTTTAATTCTTGGATTCTTAATGAAAATACTTGTCTTTGGGAAGCACCTATTGCTTATCCAACAGATAATAATGTATATAGATGGAACGAAGAAACTTTATCTTGGGATTTACTATCTTTATAATTTAGTATATAATTAAGAAAGAATGATAGAATCAACTATTAATAGTATATTTCCAACACCTGTTTACATGTCTAAATTAAATAGGAAATTAACACCTTTAGAATTAAAGTTTGTAGAAAAAAATAAAAAAACTTTTACTAAAAATGAAGGTAATATTACATCAAACAATAATTATATTCTTAATGAAAAACCTTTTACTAATATTAAAAAAGAATTAGATTTAGTGGTAAAAGATTATTTTGAAAAAGTAATATCCTCTACAGATTCAACTACACCTTATATTACTCAATCGTGGTTAAATTATACTGAGACAAATCAATATCATCATAAACATGCCCATCCTAATTCATTGGTATCAGGAGTATTCTATATTAACTGTCATGAAGAACATGATAAAATTAAATTCTTTGATGATAGATATAAAACTATAAAACCTGAAATAAAAGATTGGAATCTATGGAATTCAGAATCTTGGTGGTTCCCTGTAAAAACAGGTAATATTATAATGTTTCCCTCTTCTTTAACCCATATGGTTGAAACCAAAGAAGGAAATAATACTAGAATTAGTTTAGCTTTTAATGTATTTATAAAAGGCACAGTAGGTAACAATAAGAATTTAACAGAGCTAGTTCTATAAAATACTGGCTTTCTTCAATAATATAGGTATTATAGGAATATTATGGCAAAACGTAACGGAGGAATCATCGGTCCAGCAAATACCCCAACTTCTAGCGTTGCAGCTGGAGTGTGGAGATTGCGTGATGCATTCAATTCCATCAAAAACGGAACGTGGCCGCTTACAAGAAGCGTTGCTACGAATTCGTTGAGATTTAATAGAGGAAGTTCAGATACTTTATCAAGAACTTTTAGCACAGCAACTAATTATAAAATACAAACATTTTCTGCTTGGATAAAAAGAGCAAATATAAGTGGTTCAACTACTTATAGATTAATTGGTGGATATAATGGTTCAGCAAGTTTTTCTTCAGAAATTAATTTTAATAATGATTCTTTAAGAATGGAATTTGGTGGTTCATCTCAATATATATTAAAAACTACACAATTATTTAGAGATGTTTCAGCTTGGTATCATATACTTGTTGCAATAGACACTACACAAGCAACTTCTTCTAATAGAATTAAAATGTATGTTAATGGTTCACAAGTAACTGCATTTGATACAGCAAATTATCCAGCACAAAATGATAATTCGCAATTAACAAGTGCTAACGCAAATAATTATGTAGGTTCTGGCTGGAGTGGTGGAGAACCTTTTGATGGTTATATGTCAGACGTATTCTTTATTGATGGTCAAGCATTAACCCCATCATCTTTCGGCGCTTCAAATGCCTCTGGCGTCTGGTACCCAATTCCATATCAAGGTACGTATGGAACTAATGGTTTTAATCTTAAATTTGCAAACTCTGCATCATTAGGTACAGATTCTTCAGGTAATGCTAATAACTTTACAGTTAATAATTTGACATCGGTGGATCAGAGTACAGATATACCTACTAATAACTTTGCTACAATGAATCCATTAGTTGCAACAGGTGGAACTTATACTGAAGGTAATCTTCAATATTTAACTGCTGCAACCGATGGAAATTGGTCTTGGTCTAGCATTACACCTTCTAGTGGTGGTAATTGGTATTGTGAAGCAAAAATGATTTCTTCGTCTAATGGTACTTATCAAGTAGGAATTACTGCAGCTACAAACGGAACACCTAGAATACTTTATGTAAGTAGTGGAGCTGTTTATTTAGATGGTTCAAATGTAGCAACTTATGCAACTTATACTACAAATGATATTATTGGTATGGCATATAATTCCTCAACTAAATCCTTAACTTTTTATAAAAATGGTGTTTCACAAGGATCTCAAACTGCTTCAAGTACAAATGATTATTATTTTGGTTCTACGGGTCAATCTGGAGGTGCAACACACACTGTAGCATTTAACTTTGGTTCTCCACCATACTCCGCAAACGGCTATACAGACGCAGCTGGATATGGTAACTTCTCATATGCAGTGCCAAGTGGATATTATGCATTGTGTACTAAAAATTTAAATACTTACGGTTAGGATTATGGCATACGCAACAATTGATAAAGGAAGTAATTATTTTAATACAGTGCTTTATGCTGGAGCAAGTGGAACACAAGCTGTAACAGGTGTTGGATTTAAACCTGACTTTGTTTGGATTAAAAATAGAAGCATAACAGCGGATCATCAAAATTATGATATTATAAGAGGAACAGGAACTGGTGGACCATTAAGTGTTGATTCTGATGATAAACAAGGATTTGGAACTACTGTTGGATCACCAGCACAATATGGATATTTATCTGCTTTCGGTTCTGATGGATTTACAGTTGTTGCAGGTTCTGTTGGAGGAAACTTTGTAAATTCAAGTGGAAATAATTTTGCTTCTTGGAATTGGCTAGCGGCTAACTCTACAACATCAAATACAAACGGAAGCATTACAAGCACAGTATCTGCTAATCAAACAGCTGGATTTAGTATTATAACTTATACTGGAACTGGATCTGCAGCTACAGTTGGTCATGGACTAGGTGTTGCTCCTTCAATGATATTATTAAAAATAAGAAGTGCTGTTGATGCTTGGATTGTTTATAGTAAATCTTTAGGAAATACTAAAATAATGGTATTAAATTCTACTGCGGCAGTAAATACAAGAGCAGACTGGAATAATACGTCTCCAACTTCATCTGTTTTTAGTATCGGAACTTTTTCTAATGAAAATACTAATGCAGCTACGTATGTTGCATATTGTTTTGCTGAAGTAAAAGGATATTCTAAATTTGGTTCTTACACAGGTAATGGTTCTGCTGATGGTACGTTTATATATACAGGATTTAAACCTGCGTTTTTAATTGTGAAAGAATCAAGTTCAGCTGGTAATAACTGGCAAATAGGAGATAACAAAAGAAATGGTTATAACGTAATTGCACCAAGATTAGAAGCGAGTACAAGTGCTTCAGAATATACTAACCTAAGTTGGGTTGATTTTGTTTCAAATGGTTTTAAAATAAGAAGTTCAGATGGTGCATTTAATACTTCTAGTAATACATATATCTATATGGCATTCGCCGAAAACCCATTCGTTTTAACCGACGGAACACCAGTAACTGCTAGATAATATATGAAAATTACTACTGGATATAAAATTAACAATAATATATAAGGAGATAATATGTTCGCAAAAGTAGAAAATAACCAAATTGTTAAAGTTAGCTCTCAGCTAACAGATTTCATTCCATTTGAACACGCACGTGTTTGGGATAAAGCTCAAAGAGAAGAAAACGGTATTTACGATGTTAATTACGATACATCTAATTTAAAGAGTGAAGAATTTTATATCAATGGTGCTGAAACAATTGCATTTGCAAATGGTCAAGTTACAGCAACTTATGGAATCGCTACTGCTAAAAAATTAGAAGATACAAATGAAGTTAATAGAGATGGTCAACCATTATTAGATATAGATGGTAAACAAGTTGTAACAAAAGGTTTAAAATCAAATCACATTGCAAGAGTAAAAGCTCAAGCTGCAGGTGCATTGCAATCTACAGATTGGTATGTAGTTAGAAATGCTGAATCTGGTGCTGCTATACCTGCTAATGTTGCAACTTATAGAGCTGCAGTTAGAGCTAAATCTAATGATATGGAAGCGTTAATTAATGCAGTTTCTAGTGTTGAACAATTAGCTGCTTTATATGTCTATGATGAAAAGACAAAATCTAGACCATTAGGCGATTTTCCAAGACTATAATTAGGACTTCCGCTTTGTATAAAGCGTGATATAATCTTGCATTTTACAAATGTAAGTTTTTTATGCCAATAACCAAAGTAAAATTTCCACGTCCCGGTATTAACAAACAGGATACAGCTTATGGAGCTGAAGGCGGTTGGACTGACTGCGATAATATGCGATTCCGTTATGGAGTTCCTGAAAAGATAGGCGGATGGCAAAACGTTGCACCACCATTACATCTTATCGGTGTTGCTAGAGATATTCACAATTATACAGATTTAGCTGGAGATTCATTATCAGCTATTGGTACAGATAGAAAATTATATATTTATTACGATAACAACTATTATGACATTACACCTATATCTACTACACAAGCTGTAGTATTTTCATTCACTTCAGGAACAACTATTGTAGAAGTTACTTCAACTTCTAACGGAGCTGTAGAAGGAGATTTTGTTACGTTTTCAGGGGTAACTGGAGTTAGTGTTGGAACAACTACTATTACCAATACTACTATGTCTCAAGAATTTGAAATTCAAGAAATTACAAACGCTAATACATTTAAAATAAATGTAGCAGATCTTGGAACACCTGCAT